GGCCATTACTTGACCTCGCCGACCACGCTGGGTCGCGGTAGTCGCACACGACACCCTCTGACGGCGAATGAATGCCCTCAAGCGGAATCACAATGCACCTCGTCCCTATCGGAATCATGCGCGCCTCCTCACCAAGTCTTTAAGCTGCGTCACGTTCGCTCTCGCCGTTTCCTTGCTGCTCACGGGGGCGGGTAACTGCGGCACGTTCTGGTACATCGCCTCGTTCTCCCGCTTCTTCGGTTTGCATAGCGCGACGAATTCGGGAAGGCTCGGCGGCCACGCTTCGCCCGATTCCAGGCACGCCATAACGCCGCGCTTCAGTTCGTCACGAGACAACACGGAAAGGCGCCTCGACCACGTTTCCGCTGGCTTCGTGCCGTAACTGCTCGTCCACTTGTGGCCGTAAATCTCCGTCATCCGACCCCAAAGGAAATCCATCAGCGTCGAGGTTGCAGGCTTCTCGGACCCGCTCGACTGCGGACGTTGGTTTTGCAGGGCCTTGCCTGCTATGCCCCCGGCTTTCTGCATACTCCACCGCCTTTCGAATCCAGTTTCGCCATGTGGCGTTCCAATCGGCCTTCACGCCCTTCTGCCCGGGCTGGGCGGCCCAGTAGTCCCGGAACTTGTCCAACTCCGTGCAGGCGTCTGCCGTTGAGCGCAGCGCTTCGCACGCCTTCTGCCAAGCATCGTCGTCAGGCTCCCAGTTGGGCGGGAGACGCGTCCCACGCGCTCCCCCTGAACGTAGTGAAGGGGATCTGGTATCTGGTATCTGGTTAGGTTGCGTGTTCGTGTCACGAACTGAGCACGCTTCGTGCTCGTTTCGTTTAGCTCTTCGTGCAACCTCTCGTGCCTGCGCTATGCGTTGATTCGTGCACGCTTGCTCTGCCGCTTTCCCAATCTCGGCATCTGCTCGGCCGTTAATCAGGCCCGCGTCTGTGACGGTCCAGAAGCGCGCCACCATCGCGTCAATTGCTTCGCGCTCGTCTTTGTCTGACGCCCTAAGCATGCGGTGCAACGCCTTGCCAGTGGGCAGCGGCTTCCCGGTTGCGTAGTAGTGCTGAAGCATCAGCAGATAGGCTCCGTGCTCGGCGAGCGACAAATCCGCCGTATCGCGCTGGTAGTCGCCGATGTAGAGCTTGAACCACTTCATATCAAGCGGCGAAAAGGTCGCCGGTCTGCTTCGTGGCGCCGTCGATGTTCGCCTTCGCCTGCCGGTAGTAGCTTTCCTTCAGCTCTACCCCGACAAACCGTCGGCCCATCTGTACGCTGACGTAACCTTCGGAGCCGATGCCCGCAAACGGGGACAGCACGATCTCGCCGGGGTTGGTCCACAGGTCGATGCCGCGCCGGATGACCTCGAGTTGCAGCGGGCAGATGTGGCGCTCGTCGTCGTGCTCTCGGGCGCTCATGTACTGCAAGGTGTCGTTGGGGTCTATATCCATCCATATAGGCGAGGCGATGCGCTGCCACTTCTCTACGGGGTAGTCCTTGGGATCGTGCTTCACGCGCTCCACAACGTCGCCAGGGGCGCGCATGGTCACGAGGTAGTCTGGGATGCCCTGCCGGCTCATGCTGGCGTTCTCACGCACCGTCTTGTGCAGAAGCCCCAACGCCTTAGTGCGCTGCATGGCGGTCACGGGGTCTTTCCAGATCACGACCTCGGAATGGAAGATGAATCCGCGAGACTGGAACAGCCGGATCAGGTCTCCCCGGAAGTCCTCAAGCCCGATATATCCGTGCTTGACCTTGCTCGTCGGAAGCAGCATGCAATGGAAAGACACATCGCGACCGGGCTGCATGACGCGGGCCAGCTCATCGGCCAGAAAGCCGAAATGCTCATAGAAATCCGACGCATTGCGGCAATTCCCCATGTCTCGCGGGCTGTTGCTGTACGTGTACAGGCTGATGAACGGCGGGGAAAAAATGCTGTAATGCACGGACTTGTCCGGCAACCCCTTGATAACCTCGACGCAATCGCCGTTGTACAGGCTCCAGTCGTCTCCGTGTGCTTGGTCTATGCAGTGCATGATGCCTCCCGCAAGAATGCCGGCACGCGGATCGCGGTGTCGGCTTTGTATTGATTGGTTTCCCTCAATGAGCCCAGCACGGCTTTCCGCACTGCGGCCAGTGTCTCCGCAGACAGCGCCGACGCCATCGCTTTTGCGTCCGACTCCTTGCGCTTCAGGTTCGCCAGGATTGTGGCTTCTGCCTCACTGACGTACAGATGGGCAGTAACTTCTTTGCGCTGCCCGAAGCGCCAGCAGCGACGGACGGCTTGGTAATACGACTCCCAACTATCCGACACGCCGACAAAGGCGATATTGGCGCAGTGCTGCCAGTTCAGGCCCCATCCGCAGATCGAAGGCTTGGAAATCAATACGCGGGCGCGGCCTTCGGCGAAATCGCGCAGCCTTGCCTCTTTCGTTTCGGCGGGGTCAGCGCCGGCCACTTGTACTGCCCCGTCGATAGCGCGATGCAGCGCATCGCCCTCGGCATTCAGCTCGCACCACACGACCCACGGGCCGGGGGTGGAATTGACCAGATCGGCGCATTCCTTAACGCGACCGTCCATGCTGCCCTTTCTGGCGGATCGCCTCTCAGAAAGGGTCATGGCGCCGCCCGCGAACAACTGCCCAATCACGGGCTCGGACGCGATGATGTGCTCGACGGTATGCAGTGGGGGCAGGTCATAGGCCGATGCGTCATGCCCCAGGTCTGCGGGGCTTCGGATCATCGCGCCCCACGACGCCACCCATCGCCAAAACTCATTTCTTGCATGCCCCTTGATGCGCCAAACCTGAGTCTCGCCTCCGTCATGGACAAAATACTCGGCGAGCATTTCAGCCTGCGTCCGAATGCCTAAGAATTGCGCATGCGTGCCGAGCTCCACCCAGTCATTCGGGGCCGGGGTCGCCGTTGCGCATAGTTTGTATGCAGTGCCCCGGAAGGCATCCATCAAAACGCCTAGCGTCTTGCTGGTGTGGTGCTTGATGATGCTCGATTCATCCAGCACGACGCCGACGAACTGCGATGAGTCAATGAGGTGCAGCCGGTCGTAATTGATGACGTTCACGCCGTCTTTCGCGTCGTCCATTGATCGGCAGTGGGTGACGGTCACGCCAATTGCGGCGCCCTCTAAAACCGTCTGCTCCGCCACGGCGAGCGGGCACAGAATCAAGACCATGCCGGCATTCCTGCGGGCGATTGTGTCGGCCCACGCCAGTTGCATGCGCGTCTTCCCAAGCCCGGTATCGGCGAATATCGCCGCCCGCCCCTTCCTAAGCGCCCACGAAGCCAGATCGCCTTGATGCGGCATCAGTTGATAAGCCGCGTCGAATTCGGATCGATCTACCTCAACGCCCTCTGTCGACGTATGCGCTAGTTTGCGCGCTACGAAATCCCCGTATGTCATTGTTATGTCCAGACTTGATCGCTGATAATTCGGCTGATGGTGTTCTGCCGAACGCCATACTTCGCGGCCAATTCGGCCTGCTTAGCCTCCCTCGCAAAATAGGCGCGACGGATTTCTTGGGCTTTCGCCCGCGTCATGTGGCGGTAGTGGCTTTTGGGCCTCACAGTAGCACCCACACAATCAACCCCCACAATGCCAGCCCGCCCGCAATCGCGAGGGGCAGCGCTTGGAAAAGACCGAAATCGTCACCGGCATTAGTGGGGAGGTCTTCACGGCTGGCCGTTAATGTGACGAGTTCGGGTGCCGCTAATCGTTGCGGCTCAATGTTCTGTGTGTGCTGGCGCACAGACTGATGCAATTGGATCACTGTTCACCCCCGAAAACCTCAGGGCACAGCTGATAGCGGGTGATTTTCCCTTCCGTGGCCGCCTCAATGCGGACCGCCATCAAAGGCGACGGGCTCGTCCGCCCGTTAATCCACTGCCAGACGGCCCCCTGGGTACAGCCCACCTTGGCGGCAAAGCTGCTCTGGGTTTCGCCCGATTTTGCTAGATAGGTTTTGATGTTCATGGGGCTATAATAGATTGCTCCGAAACCGCTCGCAAGCGGGCTAATGAAAATCCTCCCAAAACCCTTAGAACAAAAAGATTAACAAAAATACTATAAGAGAGCGCTTGTGGTCGTTCCATGATTCGACTATTATGCATACACCAACAACACACCAGCCCGATGTCCGGGCTAACGCAAAGCCCGATGGGGCTGGGAGAGATGGGATGAGCCTACCGCCGATTTTCTTTGAGCTTCAGCGCGCCATTGCGGCTGCGCGGTCCCGGACGGGAGATGCCGCGCTTAGTGTTGGCGCCGAATCCGGCATGTCCCGCGTGGTGCGCGTCGTCAAGATTGAAGGCAAAAGCACACCCCGCATAGACGACCTGAGCGGCCTGATTTCGCATCAGGACGCCATTGCGTTCCTGAACGAGCTTGGCGCTTGAGGCCGCATGCGTGTCGGCTCCCTCTTCGCAGGAATTGGCGGATTTGACCTCGGACTCGAACGCGCCGGCATGTCCGTCGCGTGGCAGTCCGAGATTGACCCCTACGCGAGCGCCGTCCTCCGCAAGCATTGGCCCGATGTCCCCAACCTCGGAGACATCCGAAACATCCGAAACCCGCCAACTGTCGATGTTCTCTGCGGCGGATTCCCCTGCCAAGACATCAGCGTCGCGGGGAAGGGCGCCGGCATTGAAGGCGAGCGGTCAGGGCTATGGCGAGAGTACGCCCGAATTATTGGCGAAGTACGACCACGCTTCGTCGTCGTGGAAAACGTCGCAGCTTTGCTTGGGCGGGGACTTGGCCGAGTTCTCGGAGACTTGGCCGCGCTCGGGTATGACGCGGAATGGCATTGCATACCGGCTTCCGCCGTTGGCGCTCACCACGAACGGGACCGCCTCTGGATTATTGCCCACGCTGACCCTATGCGGGAACTACAACCGGAAAGGGGCGAGCAAGACGAGCGGGGACGGAATCATAACGGCCCTCAAGTTGCCGCCGACCCTGACGGCTCGAGACTTCAAGAGCGATTCCTGCACCCCGGAATATCGCGCCAAGCGGGATGCGATGACGATGGGAAAGACCCTGCCCTGGACCCTTGGCGGACTGCTGAACCCGCGCTGGTGCGAGGTGTTCATGGGATACCCAATCGGGTGGACCGAATTAGATGCCTCGGAAATGCCATCGTCCCGCAAATCGCGGAAATCATCGGCCGCGCAATCGTCGCCGCCGAACTAACCCCAACGAACACCGGAGAGAGTCGATGACCAACTGTATTACCTGCGCCCTGCCGTTTTCGTTCCGCTGGACTGACAGCCACGGCGTCGGCGTGTGCTCTCAGTGCGGCACGCCCTATGCGATTTACCAGTACGACGAAAACGAGCAGCGCATTGACGCGCCGCCTGCGTGCTGCCTGCTCGAAGAGGGGCAGGAAATCGCCAAGCGGTATTGGGCGGAGGTTCGTGATTGGGTGTTTCCCGCCGCATTCGACATGGGGTTTATCGGCAACCGCAGTTCCACGTACTCCGGCGCCACGCGGGAACAGATTGAGAAGTTCCACGACTGGCTCGACGCGCAGAAAGACGCGCCCGCCGCCTTTTCTGACGTGGAGGCCGCATAAATGAACTACATCAGCGAAATCCAATCCGCCGCCGAGGGCTATGACTGCCCTTGGTCGGACCTGCCCGAAGGTGTCCGGCAGATGTTGATGGCCGAATACCTCCGCGCCCAGCCGTACCTCGAACCGCTGAACGCTGTACCGCAGCGGACGATGGACTACCTGTTCAGGGAGCAGTTGGCCGACGCCATCCGCCACAAGCGGCGAGGGAAAGCCCCTGAGGCTTACTTGGCGGCCGTGCAGGGCTTCATTGAGCAACTGCTGAGCCTGCTCATGGCCGAGTGCGAACGTCGCGCAGAAGACGACTACGACGCCGAGTTTCTTCAGGAGTCCACCACGCTTATCCGTGCGCGCGCTGCCGATGTCGCTGCCGAATCTCGGGCGCGGCTGGTGGATATGCAGGGATGAGCGGGCTTATTCGCGAAGTTTTCGCCCGCCCCGCCTTCGATAAGCGCCACAGCGACCCCAGCAAGAATTACGGGATTCACGGCGTTGACCTTCGCTTTTATCTGAAAGGCCCGGCCGGCGCGATACAGTTTGTGGTCTACACGAATTGGCACTTACCGCATGTCCAGTCCGAGATGGACGCAAAGCCGCTGAATGATTTCCCGTACATGTTTCACAAGCCGATGGCTGCGGACATCGGGTATCACGCACGGGTTCCGCAATATGAAGACCAGCCGATGATGGAAGCCGATTGCAGCGTCATTGGCGGCCCTTGTTACTACGATGGCTCGTCCCTGCAAGCTGAGAGGGTTTTTGAAATTTTCGTGTGCGGCGGGACCGATGCGCTCTGGGAAGAAATGGAGCAGCGGTATTGCAACCGATTCGGGGCCGCCCTCAACACAGAGCCGCAGCCATGAAGTACCGAGTTCACACGCGCACCTATTGGCCCTGCCTGCGGCCCATGACGGGCCAGTCCGCAGCCCTGTTCGACATAGCGGACGCCATGGCTTACATCCGCGTCATTAGCGCACAGGACGCGCAAGCCGGCATTGGCGCGGACTACTGGCTGGTGCCGGTATGAGCACCACCACCGACTACGCCCAGCCCCGGCGCATTGATTGGGCTGCTATTACAGACGGCGCGTTAATCCTGGTGATTATGTTTGGTTGCGGGGTGGTGTGGTGAGTTGGTCAGTGATGCCCCTTAAAGGCAAGTATTACGGCACGGTCGTAGACATTGGCCGAAGCAAGGTGACGGTGTGGCTGCCGTTTGGCGATCACTACGCCGCATCGGTGCGCGAGATTGCAAATGGCTGGGAGCCTGAAGACGGCTTTGACCATGTGGAAACGCAGGAAAGTTACGAAGCAGCCAAGCTAGTCTCCGCCGCCCCCGACATGCTTGAGGCCCTGATGGCGCTGCTTAACTACGTGGAAAACACCGAGAGCGAACTGGGCATTACGCTTGACAGCGCCGAAAAAGCCCGCGCCGCGATAGCAAAGGCCACGACATGAGCGGGGCCAAGCGGGATTACTTCAACGAATTGACGAGGACTGACCATGCTCAAGAAACCCACCAACCGGCAGGCATACGCCAAAGTCGGCATGTACGGCGAGGCCGGCAGCGGCAAAACCTACACGGCCGCCCTGATTGCCATCGGCCTGCACCAGTTCGCCAAGTGCACAAAGCCGGTCGGCATGTTCGACACCGAGCCGGCCGCGTCTTACATCATCCCGCTGTTTGAAAAGGCGGGCGTTGAATTCCTGGTGTACGACGAATCCCGCGCATTGCGTGACCTGATGTCGTTCATGGACGAGGCCGAACGGGACTGTTCCATTGTCATCGTGGACAGCATCACGCACGTTTGGCGGGATGCGCAGGACTCCTTCTTGAAGGGCCTGAACGACAAGCGGAAGAAGAAGGGCCAGCCGCCCACCTATGCGCTGGAATTCCACCACTGGAAGCCCATCAAGGCCGCGTGGGCCGCCTTCACTGACCGCTTCCTGTCGTCGAAGTTGCACTGCATTGTTTGCGGCCGCGCCGGCTCGATTTACGAGTACCAGACGAACGAAGAGACGGGAAAGAAGGAACTCATCACCACCGGCACCAAGATGGCGACGGAGAAGGAATTGGGTTACGAGCCGTCCCTGCTGATTGAGATGGTGAAACACCGCGAGAACGGCAAAATCATCAACCGCGCCTTGGTGGAGAAGGACCGCACGGACACGCTTAACGGCCGCGAGATTGACCGCCCCAACTTTGCCAGCTTCCAGCCGCACTTCCAATTCCTGAACATCGGCGGGGCGCACTTCGACAGCATGGACAATCGCGACAGCCGCGAGACGTTCGCCGACGCCGTGGGGGATGACGGATGGCCACAGGAAAGGCGCCAGCGGGAAGTCTGGTGCGAGGAAATCAAGTCGCTTCTGATTGAGCACGGCTTAGACGGCACCGGCAATGATGCCAAAGTCCGCCGCGTTGAACTGTTGAAACAGATTTTCAGCACCGGCAGCTGGACGCGCATCGAAAGCATGCGGGCCGAGGAAATCCGCGCCGGCTTTGACGCCATGAAGGCTGCATTGTGCCCGCCCACACTGACCGCCGTGGAAGATGTGGACATCACGAAAGACGCCGCATGATGCCGCCCTTCGCGCACTACGTCCGCCTGATTTCCGGCCTGCGCTATGAGCCGACAGCAACGCCGCGCCGTGTCCGTTCATCTCCGACGCACTGCCCGCAGGGGCACGAATACACGGACGAGAACACGGCAATCGGCAAAGACAACAAGCGCGACTGCCGCGAATGTGCGCGAGAGCGAGCGCGCCGCGTGTACTGGCGCAAGAAGCATCAGGCCGCCTAGCGGCCATGAGGGGATGACGATATGAGCATACAGCGATACGAAGTCGATAAGGGGGCGGCATGACAGACCAAATACACGTTGCAGGCATTCCGCACGCCTGGGGCGTCCTGAGAAAGATGCAGGAGATGGCAGAATTTCAAGGCTACCACTTCCCCGGCATAGCGCACTGGATGGACGCAAAGGATCTGTCTTGGGCAGTTGCGTGCATGAAACACATGGACGACGACCCCGCCGTTTTTACGGGCGGGGCGGGAGCGGTGGGCGGTTAGCGATATGAAGTCGAGAGGTTTGGGTCAATGGAGGCGTATCCCGCCCGGTAGGCTTTGAAGTTCTCTTTTTGACCGAAGAAAGCATTTCGCGAAAATCCGTCTTTTTCGACAGCAGATTCGACTCCGTGATGAAACGCTTGGTCTGGCGTCATTTTGGCAGGTTTGTTTTTAATCATGTCTTTGATTAAGAGTCGCCCGATTGAGGCGAGGTTTTTGGCGATGAGTTGCATTTGTTGGCGTGGTTACGAGAAAGGAACCTGCCCGCTCTTTTGAACAAGTCAACACCGATTCAAAAGGAACTTAAACTTTTTTTCTGAGGGGCATTTTTCCAACCCGGTTGACAGCGGCCAAAAATAAATGGCCGCCGACAAACTCATCCTCACGCGTGCCCTCCTTCGCGTCGCACGCCTGGAGGCGGCCGCGTCCGTTCCGGTCACCACGTCCAAGGCGATGCTCGAAACGCTCATGCGCGGCCAGTGGACGACCATGCTCTCCGGTGGCAAGCAGCTCATCGCCACGAACCAAGGCGGGCGCTCGGTGACTTGGGCGGTCGTTTCCGGCCTGTCCGCCCTCGAGATCATGGCCTTGGCGGAAGATGCGTGGGCCATGGAAGACGCCCTCGACGGCGACGCCATCCCCGTCCGCCGCATCCGCCGCCTTCGGGCTGACTTCTTCAAAGCTACCCACTGACCCCCATGCGCCTGCCCTTCTTCAAACCCAAGGCCACCGCGCCGACCTACCCGTCGTTGTCGGTGGTTCAGCCCGCGCCCGTCGCTGTTTCCGTGGCTCAATCGTCTCCACGTGCCCGGCCAGCCGCTTCGCGTGGTAGTTCGGCAGCGAATCAATCCACCTCCCCGGTCCGCTACTCTCATTATGAGGCCGTGAACAACAACGGCGACC